TCTTCAACATACTTGTCATAGAGAGTTTGATTCACACCAATAGAATATACCTCACCATCTACGGTAATATTAAAAGTTATTAATTGGAAGTTACTTTGTAGCATTAGAATTGAGAGGTCTTATTATATACTGAAAGATATGGGGACTCAACAGTCTTAGGAACTGCTTTGTTACCACCTTGTATAGCTGGTTGTTTTAAAGGCGGGGTAGACATCTGACTATTTGCTGCAGATATAAGTTTGGCAGATGCAATATCTGTCTTTGCCTTGGCACTTTCTCTGTTCTCATCTATCACTTTATCAGTCAGTTCTGATATGTTTGTAATTCTATCACCATTAGAATTATATGTATTAGTTACACTACCAAATGCTTTCATTCCCAAGTTCGCCATCATACCCATGGGTGTTAGAGATAGTGCTTGCTTACTCATATTAGTAATATTATTGAATGCTGTAGATTTACTAAACGACTTAGCACCTTCAAGTATTTTCTGACCACCCATGATTGACATACCCATAGGTGACATCATAAGAGAAGACTTCAATGTTGGTTTACGTGCCTTAACTGGTTGCATAGATCTTCCTGATCCGTCTCCGAGTCCTATACCATCAGCAGTGCCTGTATATGGCATCTTAGGTGAATAGTTGGTTTGTAAATTTGGGGGATCACCCTGCATTTGTGGTGGAATTGTAGCAAGTGCACCACCTTTTTGTGCTCCACCACCCATTGCTCCACCAGCAGCACCACCAATCAGAGATATAATATTCTCTAAGAAACCACCTTGCCCATCTTTCCCATCTTTACCGTCCTTTACATCATCTGTTTGATCAGCATCAGTTCCCATCTCATAGTTGATGGGGTCTAATCTAAATGCTGCTGAGATATTTTGAATATTATCTTTTATTGCTGATGCAGATGTTTGACTTGCTGCTGGTATCTTACTCATCAAATCGAGAAGTGCAACTGCAGCTGCCTTTGCTGGTAGTGCTAAAGTTTCACCAAATGCTTTCTTTAGTTTATCATCTACTACAAAATCATCCTCGATATCTTTTGATATATTCTTTTTAATACCATCTTCTAATCCAACCTTGGCAAGTGAGGTTTTAGGTTGTGCCATAGGTTCTGTGCCCATGGATGTGGCATTGACAGTCAATGCGTTAGATACATCAGCACCACCAAGTAAACCAGTTGCTGCTTTTACCAATGGTTGCTTACGTGCTCTTTTTGCTGATACTTGAGGAAGAAGATCATTAACTGGACTTAAATCTATGCCAGGTGAAGAAACAGGTTGTACTTTAACACCACCAGTTTCATCTATTGACTGTAGTTTTTCTTTCATCAAGAAGTCGCGATGCACATCTTCTTTGTACATTGCTTGCATCATAGCAGTTCTATTGTCTAGAAATTTACTAAGACTTATAATAACTTCGGTAAGATGTTCCATTAACTAACTACCTCTCTTTTTGAACCTTTACCAAAAACATCAATGACCACATAATCTTTACTATCCTTATTTACCTCAGTTGGTACGGGATATGGTATAGGTGTTGGAATTGGTACGGGAACTGGCATTTGAGCAATAGTATTACCCATACCCAAGTTTTTCTCTGACTGTTTAACTGGTTCTTGTGCCAAAATATTTTTTGCAGATGAAACGTTTGGTTGATTTATACTTGGATTAGTAATCTGACTAGAGTTTTTCTTCTCAGGTGCTGCTATATTATTTGGTATCCAATCTCTATTACCAGGTTGTAACCACTTGTCGTTTGGTTCATTGTTCCAGAAGTCGAAGTGAACTGGATCTTTTTCTCCTTGCCATTTGAATCCATATTTTGAACCATTCTCTCTCATCCATTCGTTTGCTTTTGAATAGTAGTTGATATCAACTGCCCATCCCTGACCATGTGGAGACAACCCAACTGGTGCAGGAGTCATAACGTTTGGATCTCCTTGTGCTGCCCTATCTATTAGTTCTTGTTGTTGCTTGGCACTCCTAAATGAAGATGTTACACTCATAGGCAAGTTAACACCATCTTTTGCTGCTGCGTTTACTGCACGTTCCCATGCTTTCATAGTAGATGGATTTAATATAATAGGTGCACCATTACCAGCAACATATGGATTAGGTGTTGAAGATTCTGGTTTACCATCACCTATCATACCCACGTCTTTAGCAGCAAGTGCTGCATCTAACCCAACAGATACTGCTGTACCAATGCCAGGTACTGTACCAGCAACACCTGATAACATTTCTAACCCTGCACCTTTGAAGTCACCCGCCATCATTCGTTGTCCTGCAAATAGCAGTCCTGCACCAAGACCTACAAATGGTATCTTCTTCAGTAATCCTTTACCTAGTGCTTTTCCACCTATCTTAGCGACACTCTTTACACCTATTTTTCTTCCCGCTTTCTTAAGTAAACCCTTAGCTACAGTCTTACTTCTTCTTGCTACCTTACCAACCTTTTTACCTATCTTTGTCTTCTTTAATAATTTCCTACCCATGTTTAAAGCACCAAGTAAACCACCGCCACCTCTGGTGTTTTGTTTTTCTGGTGTCCCTACACTAGCATTGATGACTGTTGTACCATCACCAGTTCCCTCAAATGGTTTCAAAGGTTTTGTTAGACCAAAGTTACCCTCTACAGTCGCAACATCACTTATACCAAAGATAGATGCTAACGAGTTAGCTTCTGCCATAACTCCAGCTCTTGCCGACGAGTTAGGTAGTTTGTTAAGAAATCCTATTGTAGATGCAATCATTACAGATGCACCTTCTTTGTATATTGCTTCTATTGCTTCACCAAACTTAGCAACTGGAATGACCAACTCAGGACCTGCTTCTCCTATAAGTGCTGGAGTTGCGGATCGAACATATCCTCCCATGGCAAAAGGAACTTTAATTTGATCAGCAATTTTACTAAAGTCAATTATTTTGTTAAATGCACTTCCTCTAAGTTTATTAAATGATCCTTTTGTAAATGCATTAGGGAATGGATTAGCACCCATCAAACCCGAAAGAGCAAAGATAGCACCTAAATCTAAAGCGGGTGAAGCGACTTTAAAAATTGTTGCAAGTTCACTATAATCATCACTCAATGGATCCATATAGCTAGGTATGTCAGTCAATCCAGTGGTTTCAAAAAAATCTGAAAGTCTTTCAAAATCAAAAATCTGATCGCCAGGAGCATCAAACGTTTGAGTACTGTCGGATGATGATACTATTGGTGCATCTGCGGTTATCCTATCAAATTCAATAATATTATTCCAACTGTTATCATTTGGTTTATTTTTTGGATTTGATGGAACGTGGACTCTTGGTTCCTCAGTTTCGTTCTGGTATTCTCTTTCTGGCAAAAATATAGGAACAGGTACATTTATTGGGTCTTTGTCTGGTTTTTTACGACGGAATCCACCACCACTACTATCTTTTTTTTCTTCAGATTTTCGAGCAAGGGGATTAGAAGTTGCTCCACCTACAAATTTTGATCCAATATAATATCTCTGTCTGTTTCTTAAATATCCGAAGTATTGAAAATCTGTCTGGACGAAACTACCCATCGCCTTGGCAAAGTTACTGCCAATTGCTATCATTTCATTTTCGTCTGCGTTGATGCTCATCGTTTACGATTTTCCTCTTCTATACGTTCTCGTTCTTTTTGTAAGTGAGAAGATAACAAGTTAACATAGACTTCTCTTTCCCAAGGGATTAAGTTTTCAATATCAGTCAAGCTATATTTATGATGTTGAACAAGAGAAAAATTAGTTTGATAGAAGGTCATCAAGCCCTCTTGAAAGAGGGCTATGCGAAAAAATCTGCTAACCCTTCTATAACTAGACGATTCTCTTTCTTAGTCTTAGGATTCTTTACCATCAATTCATGCCTTAGACTTGGCATAGTATTGAAGAATTCTTGAATCATGTCAAACTGTTGACCTGTAAGTGTATCAACCCATTCTCTTGCTTCTTCAAAAGTAAATGATCCAGAGTCGTCTTCACCAACATATACTCTCTTGATACATTTAGCTACTAGATCATAAGGATCCACTTCTTTTTTTGCAAAGTTAACAGCAGCGAAGTAGTCTAAGTCTGGGTACTTCATTTCAACAGTGATGTCGTCAGTTAACTTAATTACTTTCTTATGTCCTTTTGGAAAATGTACTTTAACATCATCAACTAAGAATGATACGTTGACTTGAGTTTCACCATCATCAGCACATGTTACTTTGAGTTCTATCTCTTCACTGATTGATCTAGCACGTATTTGTAAAAATATAAATTCTATATCGAACAACGCTAGGTCATCAAATACGATTTTAGTTTGTATACAACTCCTCAATACCTTAGTGATTGCATCTAAGGTTTGTTCTTGATCGTTATTCTCTAGAGCAATTATTAATAATTTTTGCTCTTTAACTAAGAATGGACGATATTTAATTTTCTTTTTTGTAGAAGGCACCGTCAACGTATATGTTGGCGTAACAATTTCAGGTAATGGCATGATTTAATTCGCAGAATTAGATATAGGTGTTTTGGGTAATTTTAAGTGACTATACTCATAGTAAAATCCAACACTAACTTTTACAAGTTGTGCAGGACCTGCTGAATATGGTATAGATGATACAGTATAAGGGTATGCTTTGAACAAATGTGCTTCCCAGACGTCTTTTAGATCTCCTTGTTTTGGTTCCTTTGGGTTTTTGACACCTTGACTCTTACCATTATACTTCTCTAACTTCTTTATGTCAAGTCTACAAGCATAGTTATCATAGTATCTCTGAGCAAATACTCTTTGGTCTGCGAGGTCTTCACGATATATGTTTGACTTTTGTTCTACGTGACCCATGGTGTAATCTTGCCAAGCACGAAAAAACTTTAATGGCATAGACTCAGCATCCATATAGAAACTGATATCTAGTTCATTATACACTTTAGCTGCAGCTATTTTTTGAGTAATACCTTTGTGTACTGATTTTATATCAGTAGCAGAGTATGTAACACCTGGTAATTGTATTTCATTACACAGCAGTCGAAGTTCTTCTGCGTTCGCATCAAATCCAATATTGTCCTTTAGATACGTTTGAAAGGTATATCCCTCTGAATTATTAGGTTGTTGTATATTAAACGAATATAGATTAGATGCAGATATGCCACCTTTCTTATCTAATATCTTTTTAATAAAGGTACTAACCCCAGTTGCGGTTGTCATAAATAGTCCTTATGGTGTGACCATACCTTATTTATGCCAAGTTACAAAGGAAAATACAGAGTAAGAAATTACAAGAAGTATAAAGGTGATCCTACAGGTGTAGTGTACCGTTCTTTGTGGGAACGAAAGTTCATGGACTGGTGCGATAAAACTCCTAGAGTTTTGCAATGGTGGTCTGAAGAGATTGCTATCCCATACTATGATCCAGTACAAAAGAAATGGCGTAGATATTTCCCAGACTTCTGGGTAAAGGTCAAAGAAGCAAACGGAAGTATAAAATCATATCTTATTGAGGTTAAACCAAAAAGACAGGTCGATGGTCCTAAACCTCAGAAGCGTAAGACAAAGAAGTATCTGAACGAAGTTTTTACTTACGCAACTAACACAGCAAAATGGAAGGCAGCACATGACTATTGCAACGACAGGCTCTGGGAGTTCAAACTCATCACTGAACGGGAGCTCAAGATTTGATAGTTTG